AAGCCAATATGAAATTAAATTAGTTTTCTTAAGTAAGTCTGTAGAACCATCACTGATATATGACTCTAATAATGAATTCACCTTACGAATAGACCTTTTTTTATGTTGAATTATCTCTTCTTTTGTAAAATTTTGTGACATAAAAACCTCCTTTAAAAATTTGCGCCGGCGCAAAACTATGAATTTAAAACAGTTTAATTAGTTATATCAGAGGATTTTCCAGAGTAAATTGTAGCTCCGGAGTCTGCATTTACATAATCAACAGATATAACAG